GAAACAACGAAAAATATCAATAAAGTTGAATATCTGAGTAAGTTTGTTCGTGTGCCGAACAAAGAAGACTCAGACAGCTTATCGTTGTGGAGATCTCAGAAGATTAAGACAATTAACAATGCCCGCAAACAAATGGGTTATTCTGTACTATCCAAAGACGAATTGGAAGGATTTAAGAATCCACAATTCGTTGTAGTACAGAATCCGTCTGCTATACTGCTCCGTCGTTCTGCATTTAGATACTACCAGTCTAGTGTAAATAAATGGAGGTATACCTCGATAGAGAGAGGCGCTGGTCATGCAAATAACACAGCGTTTGTTCCCCATCTATACCAAAAATTTGCACTTGAATGGATCGATGATGTTAATTCTCTCTTACAGAGAGAGAATATTCATCGAAAATATGCATTACGTACAGGGCAGTTCGGTCTTCCTTGTGTTGAACAGATCAATCCGAGAGCCAGTCAACAAAGTTTGTCGCCTAGGCAGCAAGCGTTTTTGACGTGGCTCAAGGGCAACATGTATCCATCATACTATAGGGTATTGGACACACATATGAATGTTGCGAGAATTGATCCTGAACAGCACAATCGGTTCCTCAGAAAGCTTGAGAGAGGCTGGAGAGGTTGGGATGAAATTATCAAAGAAGGAGTAGATGGACTCTTCTACTTCACTAACTCAATTCCTGACGAATGGAGCAAGAAATTTCAGCCCGGAATTCCAATGTTATACGCCGAGCAGCCATTTTACACTCGGAATAAATACATTGAGAAATTCATATACCTCTCCGGTCTTACTCGGCAAACAGAAGATGACTTAACTTTCGGTGAATTCTCCGCACTAGTGCAGGAATCCGCCTACGGCGCCTGTTGCGACCCATATCATTTTTGGGAACAACTATCAAAGCCGGAATATAAGGCAAAACTGTTTTCTGAGGAAAAACTTAAATACCAAGGACTAGCATTATGGGTAAGTATAGTCTATGCTTGCACCACATTCATTGAACGATGGATACAGATGATACCAATTGTTGGGGTTTTATATAACCTCTACATCTGGTCATTCGTCGGAATGAATAAGGTGTTTGGCATTACCAATACCATGCAGTGGCACTCCACCGGCATGTCTTCGAGAGAAATCTCGAGGATGATGCCTAGAGACCCCTACATGGTATCTAAACGCATATGCTCGTTCGTGGTAGACTTGTTTCCTTCTTCCTTCGGATACATATTAACCCTCCCTTGCTTATTATTAGATCTTTTGCCACCGGCATTAGATGTAATAGGGAAGATATGGTTCCTTGGGAATGAAGTGAAACAAGTAAATGGTCCCAACTCGGTCGGTGGTGATAATAAGTGGTCATCCTACACCGACGAGTACATTGATGAGCTGCGTAAAAGTCCTACGAATAGGGCTTATATCGCAGCAAAAACCAGTACAGGTAAGTCAACATACTTGATTGCTGCCATGTATGCTTCCAAGTTCCGTAAAGGAATAAGGAAGATATACTTGGTTCAACCAAGAAAAATTTTAAGGGATGAAACAATCATCCCTTTTGGCATACCTGTACAGAAACTTTCTCGCGGTGTAGTGCGAGATAAGAAAATTGATATCTACATCATGACCTACGGTCATTTCCATAGAGCAAGGCTTCAAGATGTAGATGAGAAAAATGATCTAGTGTTTTTCGATGAATTTCATGAAGAACAGGGAGACATGATTCTCGGGCTTCAAAAATGTAAAGCCCCAATTTTCCTTCTCTCAGCTACACCGGCTGAAATTCGGGAACTCCAAGGATCACCTTTCTTAATTCCAAATATTGACCGTAGACATCCTATAACAATTCATCATGTTGATGATTCTATGTCTATAGTCGATATGGTAATGGAAGGACAAAACCGTTATCCAGATCGTATGGATAAAGCAATGGTTATTGTCCCAACCCACAAGGAAGTCGTTCGCACGATTGCTGCGCTCGACTACCTTAAATTAGGGAAGGTGGTTGAACTAAGTTCCCACCAACGGTCTGTTGACCCAGACTATAATATCTTGGTTTGTACACCATATGTACAGACTGGACTAGACATCAAACCACCCCCGAAAATAGAATTCGACAGTGGCAAAGATGTAGTTAAAGATAAAGGGGTCTGGCTCAAAAGGCCATGGACAAATCGAGATATCAACCAGCAGCGAATTGGTCGCGTTGGAAGACTTCAACCTGGAGTCGTTTTCCAACCCAATTCTGCGGGTTCTGGGCAAAAGGGTGTCACCTATCCGGCCGGTCACATGTTTATGCATGAGGCCATCTCCAAACATTATCAGGTGCCCCAATTGACTCCAGTTTCTGGTTGTTGCTCGTCCGATCTCCCATTCCTTAGGCTGAATAAGTTACTGTTAGACAACAAGTCAAAAGAGCGATCAGTCGCTGTTCTGCACGCGTTGGCTCTCAGTGATATAGAGCAGCCGTTATGGGAGAAATTATATAACAAAGCCGTTGCCAAAGTACGTTTGGGCGAAGATTATGACTTCGTCGAACGTGTGCTGAATAATGGGTATTGGAATCGGTCACCGTTACTTGACTATTCCAGTGCTTATTATAATATGATGAGACGAAACGTCTCTCAATACAGCATCAACAACGAGCTTAAATGGGCGCTACCTCTTCAACCCATCAACGGAAGGTGGATCGAACTTGAATGTTCACCAACCGTTCATATTCAAAACGAAGAGATAACTTTGGAAGAGGTTCAATCAGAACATATCAAAATGCGTAGGCAAATTGATAAAATGCGTTCGGCCATTATCACTTATGGAGAACGCCTTGGGTCTGATCCTCTTTCAAAGGCAATTGCGATTATGGCCTAGTCCGCCTTAAAAGACTTAAATTATGATGGTGATAATTCACCGAATATAAATACAAAACGATAAAGCACCCTGTGTCGGAAACAGGGACACTATCATTAAATTTCTTTTGTTTATTCGTTCGTTAACGATTAATACTTGGGAGGGTATTAGTCAAAACAAACATCAAAACGCTGGAGGCCGTTAAACCTCCTGGTGGCATTCTCGACTGAAATGTCGAGTCTTAAGTGCTCATTGGTTTTGGATTACCGAAGTTTGAGCTATCCGAGGCAAGATAACT